CAAAAATGCTCGCCACGACAAGAATCCACAAATTTGTGAACCATTTCGGAAGATTAGAAAAATATTCAAAGAATAATTCTATCTTTTGCATTGCAGCCGGGTCATCGCTGATTACTGCCCAAGCAAGCACTATAATCGGGATTGACAATAGGATCAAGACAAATTCATCTTTCCAATCATTTTGCCTAGCCTCTAATAATTTACCCTGATAAGCCTCCTCACCGCGAGCCATACGCTCGGCGTGCATTAATCTTGCATTAGACATCGCCTCTTTAGTTCTTTGTCGGTTAGCATAAAGCTTACCACCCGTAGAAATTGCTAGTTTTATTGCTGATAACCACATTATTTTTTACCTTTTTCTTTTATGCCTGCTCTATTTAGAGCAATAGCTATTGCTTGTTTACGATTTTTAACCTTTTTATCTGATTTTCCAATATTTAATTTACCTTTTTTAAACTCTCTCATGACCTTTGCTACTTTTTTCTGCTTTTTCTTGCTCATTTTTACTCTTTACTGCTAATTATTGAAATACTATCGGGTGCTTGCTCGGGTGAAGGTATTGTTTTGCTTAAAATTGTTTTTTGAATAGAGGTGTTTGCCCTTAATTTAGACAATTCTTCGTTTTGCTCTAGTTTATCTTCAACATTCATCTGATTCATCATCGCTCTCATCTTATCAAGGTTAAGTTTTTCCTCTCCCTCTTTGCGTTTTCTCTCATCATCACGTGCTCTAAGGTCTAATTCTCTAGATCTTAGTTTTGCGATAGGATCATTGTCAAATTGTGAGGTAATTTTCTTCTCTTCCTTCATAAATTCGTCCATCATCTCTGCAATCAAAACCGCTTTTCTAGATTCTATTTTTTCTGTTAGCATTTTAACTTGAATTTGCATCTCAGGATTAATCATTGCTTGTTGATTTTGTTGCATCATCATTAATTCTTGTAATTCTGTTTTAAATTCTAACTGAATTTGTTCTTGAGCCATGATTGAAATGTGCTCGAGTATATTTTTTTCTAAAGCAGCCATAACAATAGGTGCATTTCTTGCCATGTTGGTTGCCATAAAATTTAAATGCGAAGTGATATGGGCTCTGTGATCTTGGCCCGGGAACGCTTGGAATGGCACGGCACCGATTGCATCAATGTGTTCTAACGCTGGATCTTTTGGAACAGGGATTGGTGGTGGTTTTAAAATGGCATCAATATTTTTTACACCGAGTGCTTCATACATGTGTCGGTAAACTTGATACATATTGTGTATGTTAGGATTAGATTGTGCCAGTTGCATCTCCGTCTGCGCAAGGGAGATACGCTGTGTTTGTGAAAAAATGTTCGGATCTGCAACTGGCAGGATATCAACCCTGTCATCAAAGTCAGCTTGCTTGATAACGCGTTGCCCACCTACCACATCATAGGGGTATTCTGCCGGTAGGTAAAGTTTGAAAACTCTTGCTAATAAATTAAATTCGACTTTGAGTGATGCATATAATCTTTTATGGATTGCCGACATGACACGGCTCCCTCTTTCTAAGAGCGCCACGGTCGTGCCCACAGCTGCTCCTTGATTCCCATCACCCACTTGCAAGTCTGCTATAGAAGCGAAGCGTTGACCTGCTTGTACTACGACCCCCATTAAATTCAATAATGTCTGAGATGGTTCCTTAAATGGTAACATCATAAACGAATCTTTAATATTGCCACCTGGTGCATCTACATCTCTAAATTCTCCTGGTTGTATCGCTTGTGCATCGTCACGTATTCTGATGCCTCGTTGTTTAAAACCTGCTGGTAAGTTTGATAATGTTCCAGCATCTAATAATTGTCGTAACGCAGCGGTGGCTGTTCTCGATAGTCCACCGATCATATGTATTAAACCAAAACCATAAAATCCTAATCCTGGTAAAAATTTAAAATGCACAAAATAAGATATTCTTCTTTTTTTAATATCACCGATCTCAAAGTTTCTTCGAATGGATAAGACTTGTCCAGATGATTCTTCAACGGTTACAATGTAAGGTATTTTAATTCCTGTTGGTTCTCCTTCAGGGCTAACATCTTCAAACCCTTCAAGATCGAGTTCTGTGTGAACTTCTAATAAAGTAAACACTCCGCCATCTTTTGTTTTTTTCTCTCCTGAAAGTTCTCTTTCTTTTTTCTCCGACTCTGTTTCATTAACTGGTCCTGGTGTTAGATCAATGTCTCTGTAAAAACCATTCACTTGTTGTTTTCGTAAATCATTTTCTGACATACGCACAACATGAATAATGGACTCTGCATCTTCTAACGAAGTTGCAGAATAAGGAACGACTAAATCATCGGCAGGAACAAATTTAGAAACGGCTTGTCCTTCAACTTCATCGTAGTAAACTTTTTTAAACGCTGACCCTGCAAGGGGTAAATAAAATAATAACTGATCAAAGTCAGGTTCGTAGTCGGTAATGTTATTCATGATTTCATAGTTCATGAAATCTTTTACACGTCTTGCCTGCTGCTCTTTTGCTGGATCCTGTATACCTAAAATTTGTGTTCGCACAGGACCATCGGCAGGTAATAATTCTTTGTACGCCAAAGCCTGAAACTGGGTCACGGCTTCTGCTAAGACAGGGTGGGTTGCACCTGACGCACCTCTAAAAGGTTCGCTTCTCGAGTCGTATTTAAATCCTAATAAATCGAGTCCGTTAGTGTAAGACTTCTCCCACTCTTTTCTCGACATTTTATAATCACGATAATTACTCATCAACTCTGATGATAATCTTCCTAACACATCATCGGGTAAAAGTTCTGCAAGGTTTGCGAAATGTCCCGAGTCTTGTCCGGGGTTCATGGCACTTGGTTCAAAGTTAATGTCTACACTGCCATCTTCATTCTGTTGAACATCAACGGGCGGTGGACCTTCGAGCTCGGCTTGTTGTTGCTCGGTTGCCTCAACAATCTCTTGTTCAGGATCAAGATTTATTTCTTGTCTTACGTTTGGTAATGCTTTGTCTATTTCTGCCATATAGTTTCCCTAATCTTTTCGTTGTATTCTTTTTTTTGATAATATTCAAGCCTTGTGGATTAGGCCCTCGTAGAGGCGGCGGTCCTGACTTCTTACCTATCATCAGTAATATGTTCTCCTTTGTTGAGGTAAGGGTTCATCCAAATAGTCCTCAGGGTGATTAATAAATCCTCCTTGTCTAAACCTCATGACCGCTTGCGTTGTGGAGTCGACTAAATCGTCGTGATCTCCATACGGAAACGCTGCACATTCCTCAATTACCTCTTGTGCAAACTCTTTGTGAGTGGGCGCCCATATGCATCCACTTTCAAATAGAGGTGCAACTGAGTTAACTCTTGTATGCTTATCATTCCCTTTACTCGGTGTAAAGTTTAAAACAGGGATACCCATCTTACGTAATTCGTAAGTGAGCGGGAGCCCTGATGCTTTGGCCTCGACCAAAACTGTTTCAGGTTGCCAGTAATCGTATTGTTCTTTAGCCACGCGCCGTAGTTCAGGGAACTCGAAACGATCTTTGACTGCATCAACCAGCAAGAGCTGTGGACCACTGTCTTCATTTTCTTGGAACACGCCCCACGTGGTAATCGCAGAATAGTCGGCTGTTTCTTTTTTCATAAACGCGGTGTCGTAACTTTGTATGACATGTTGCAAAGGTGGAAGTTCTTCTTGATCCCAATCACTCCACCACTCTCGTTTAAGAATTGCACCTTCTTCGGAAGTTGGGTTTTGCATCCACTGTGCATTCCATTTTGATAAAGGTAACGATGCTTTTTGTTTTTCTAATTCATCAATTTGCCAATACTCTGGCCAACAAGGTTCTCCTGATGGCATGATGGCAGGAAACTCAACCACTTCCCATTGATCCGCTTTCACTTCTCCTTGAGCCCTGATGAGTGCTCCAGTTAAATCTTTTGTATTCCACCTCGTCATTACAACCACGATCGATCCACCGGGTTGCAAACGTTGACGTGGACCTGAGGTGTACCATTCATACGCTCGCTCTAACGCGCCCATGTTCATCGCATCTTGTTCCGAGTGTGGGTCATCAATAATCAAGAGATCCGCACCACGGCCTGTAATCGCACCGCCAACACCCGCTGCAAAGTATTCACCGCCTTGTGCCGTTTCCCAACGTCCTGCTGCTTGTGAATCTTCACGCAGTCTCGTGGTAAAAATTTGTTGATACTCGGCAGAATCTAAAAGTGATTTTGCTTTACGACCAAACCTAACGGCAAGTTCTGCAGTGTGTGTTGTTTGAATAATCTTGAGTTTTGGATTACGGCCCACCATCCACGCTGGAAGAATGTAAGATGCAAACTCAGACTTTGTGTGTCGTGGTGGCATGTTTACGATTAAGCGTTTAATTTTTCCTGAAGCGAGGTCATTGAATTTTTGTGCAATAATTTTATGATGACGGCCCTCGACAAAATCAGGCCAGATATGTTTGACAAAGGACAAGAAATCACTGCGCATTTTACTTTCTTTTTTCTTCTTCTCGTTCAATAAATATATTTTATAGAACTTATCTCTAATGTCCGGTGGTAATTTTTTTATTTTATTTAAGTCTACTTTCATTTGAAAAAAAATTTTGTAAAATTTTTAGCCGAATATTTTTAAAACTTCAAAATGTTTTTAGCACCATTAACCATACAAATCCAACATTATATACATACATTAGGATCCCTTTCTAGATTTAGGGGTATTGATAAAAGAAAAACCTTCGGTTTTGCTTTGGTAATGGTACCACTATCGTGGTGCTTGATACGCGCGAAAAAAAACGCGCCCCACGGATAGCAGGGCGCGTCAGGTTTTTTTATTTAGAGTATTTTGCGACAGCTTTGGCAAACGTAATACTGTCAAATCGTGAATTGTTTTTTGTGTAGAAATTTCTAAGACCCCCGTCAAAAATTCTAAAGGCCGTTTCCAAATGACCTTGTGTCATCATTCGGTATGCATTGCCGTGAATTTTTGCCAGTTCCTCAAAATGTTTTTTAGTTAGCATTTTTTAATTACCCCCTTCAATATTTTGATTTGAGTATCATTAGCTAGGCGGTCAACGGTTCTTGAAACATCAACCCCCGTCTTATCTTGATAGTCCAATAAAATAGTTTTAATATAACTACACTCTTTTATTATTTGTTTTACTTTCATTTTTTCACTTTCTTTTTTAATGTGTTAACCGCTTTTTTATATTCTTTTTGCGGTTCATTAACTCCGAACATCTCACTTAATTTTTTGAGAGTTTCGGGGTCGTCCAGTTTTTCAAAATTAATCGCTTTTTGAAAACCAAACGGGTCTGTTATTTTTACTTTCATTTTATTTACTTTCTGTTATTTGTTTAAACTTGATTTATAAGAATTTATAGGATAGTACAACTCAATAAATGTTTCAAAATATTTCAGGGTTCAGGGTTCATGGTTCAGGGCCAATAATACAAGATACACTTTTAAAAAAAGTATCAGGTATCAAATCACAAGCTACAAGCGATCAAGATACAAGCTAATATTATTAAAGTCACAAGCTAACGGCTTAGGTGCAACGGTGCAAGATACAAGCGACAATATTTGGCTTCCTTCATAAAGTTTAACGCTCCACGGCTCGTGGGTCTCGGCTAAGATAAAAGAGTTTTTTGGGTGTCTAATATGGAATGATTTTTGATGAGGGGAAAATTTAAAATAGCGTTTAATAACTTTCAATTCAACAGTAAAAAAAGTATTGTTTTTATTATACCCTAGTAAGTCGGGAGTGCCAAAAGAGGCGGAGTTTTCAATTCTAGTCCAAATAATATTAGGGGTTTTTTCTTTGAATTTACGCCATAATTTAGTCTCATTTCTTGCCATAAGTACAGCGTACACTTACGGCAAGAATAAGGCAAGATTACCTTAACGGATTGGCGTTAAAAAACTTGTCGTTGTCTTTTTTTAAACTCTTTACAAATTCAGTTAAAGAGTATTGTTGTTGCTCTTTAAAGTCAGGCCTACTTATATATTCACGATCAACAATATTAAAATTTTGATCTATCCAATAAACCCCATTGTCGTAATTATCACAATCAAGATTTTTAAGTAGGTCAACACCTAAACTTAGAGTACCGCCTAGCCCGTTTGCTATAATTTGAGTTAATCTTGCAACGCCATAAGAACCAGATCTCAAACCATAGTCCTTAGCCGTTTGTAAAAAGCCCTCAACACTATCTCGGCCACCGTTCCAATGCAAATAAATGCCAACGGAATTTTTATCTTTTTTGCCCTCGTCATTGACAAAAGCAAGTACTGCTCTATTCCCCATTTTTAACCCCCTTTAAATTAGAACTATCTAATGTGAACATGGTAATACCATCTTCAAGTTTTTCTTTTTTAAAGTACTCTTTAACTTCATCTTGTTTTTTTGTTGGCAATAAGTCAAAACCACCAAAAAAATAAGAACCTACAGGGTCTTTTAATGCCTGTTTTCTAATTTTATTTTGATGATATTTGCCAATATTTTTAACTGTCATTTTATATCCTTTCATTAATTATTATTAATTATACTATTGACAAATATTGTCAATAGGATTATATAGGATTGTGACTGGAAATTAAAGAGTACTGCTCTCTTGTATTAATACTATCTCGGGAAACAGTATTATGTAAAACAATTAACAGGAAATTATTTACCAGTGACTATATATAATCATTAATTGTGATTATATCCTTTAGTGGCGAGTGGATACTATGGGACGTTAATTCGGACATTAAGACCCATTCGCCACGTTTGTTTAGACAAACACGGTACACAAAAAGGGGTATGTGTTTAAATTTTACCCGCAAGCTACTAATGGGAGATTGCAACCCAAAATGTGCTAAATGCCTAATAAACAAGCCGTGTTGACAAGCGACAAGCTATAGGATAATATAAGAAAGCGATAAGCGACAAATGAAATTATATAAATCAAAAAAGTTATTAAACATAGATAATAACGCAAAAACAATTAAAGGCCAAAAATATAAATATATGACAGCAATTTTATATTTAGCGCCCCAACGCACAAGCGCTTACAACGTTTGTCCCCTTGCAAGTGCGGGGTGTATGGCAAGTTGTTTAAATACTGCTGGACGTGGCCAAATGAGTACAGTTCAACAAGGTAGAATTAATAAAACAAGATGGTATTTTATAGAACGTGACAGCTTTTTAAATCAGTTAAGAATAGAAATAAAAAGACATATTAAAAGATGTAAATCAAAAGGGTTTAAACCCGCAATACGTTTAAATGGGACAAGTGACATTGATTGGAATATTCACGGGCTATATGAAGAGTTTCCAAAAGTTAAATTTTATGACTACACTAAAATTTATAAAAGAGCCTTAAAATATGTGCGAGGCCATTATTCAAAAAATTATCACTTAACATATAGTTTAAATGAAGATAACAAAAATTTAGCCCTAGATATTTTAAAACGTGGCGGGAATATTAGCGCTGTTTTTAGATCAAAAAAACTGCCAAAAAGATTTTTAAATTATAAAGTTTTTAACGGTGATAAATCTGATTTAAGATTTAATGACCCGAAAAATGTTATTGTAGGTCTGTATGCTAAGGGACGAGCATTAAAAGATCAAACGGGATTTGTGCAAGATGTTTAATTTTGTGCGAATAAATGCGGTGTTAGTAGCGGGGATTGACCTAACCAAAGCACCGCATTTTAAATTAACAAGCGACAAGCGAGTAGAAAGGATAATATGATAAATCAATATAAAAAATTAGAAGATATGACAGAAAAATTAGATGATCTTTTAACTTGGTTAACTGACAGTCCAATGAGTAATAAAGACTATAATACTATACATAAAATTTTTGATAAATATTTAGAAATAGAAAATCAACAAGCGAGCAAGCAGAAGGGATAATATGACAGTAGCATTTGTATTAGGTGTAATATTTTTTTTCATAGGTTGCATTATTTTAATGGGTCTATGGTTAGCAAACAGGTAAACAACAGAAAGGAAAACAATGAAAAAAGAAACAAAACAAGCTATTGATAGACTTAATCAAGTCATAAATGATTATATTAATATTTTTGATAGTAATAAAAAAGAAATAAAAGAAATAGAGCAATCATTAAAAATATTAATTAAAAAAACAGAAAGGAAAATATGAAACTACCAGAACATTATTTTTGTTTAAATGATATGATATCTCCACGTGAGGTTGAAGAATGTATTATAGAAGAATGTGAAAGTGCGGGGTTAGAAATAATAGAAGATGAAAACCTAGCAGAAGAGCGGGGCTATGACCGAGCATTTGAAGTCACTAACCCATACAAAGATAAACTTAAAAAAGTTTTAGAAATTTGTAAAACTAACGCTAATAAAAATTGGGAAGATGATTTTGAAAACAAAGCAGAGGACGAGTTTAACGAAATTGTTAAAATAATAGAAAGGAAAATATGAAACTAGATAAACAATCATATAAATATAGCGAATGGAAACATTATAAAATTAGAAGAGTTTACACTTGGACAGTAACAGCGACATCTAAATCAAGTGCTTTGGGTATGATTGAAGATGAAATTGAACACCCAAAATATATTGATGATAACGACTATGTTTACCCTGACAAAGAGGAAATTGTACAAGTAATTACAGACCCAGATTGTGGGAAAGCTGAATTAATTTATGATAAACAAGAAAGGAAAAACAATGCCAAAATATAGAGTGTTAAAAGAATTTTTTGTAGATGCTTCAGATGAGTATGAAGCAGAAACAAAATCAGAGGATAAAAAAATTAAATTACCTTATAATTTAATTGATGTTCACGAAATAAATGAAGAGTGGGAAAAATGAGTAGAGTAATTGAAAAATTAAAAAATTTAGAGAAAAAAGGTTTGGTTAAAATAAACTACAAGCTAGGCTCTTTTGAAATACTAACAAAAGACAAACAGAAAATAAAAGACATCACTATAAGTATAGCAACGTCAGACCCTAAAACTTGTTTGCAGATGTTTAAACAAATGTATGGTGAAGATTAAATATTTTTTGGCACAGCTTGTAAGTTAAAATGTATAAATCTAAAAGGGTCGACCCCATTATCAACAATAAATTGGTGGGGTAAAAAAGAATTGAAAAACATAATCGTTCCAGCCACAGGCTTAAGTAGGACTTTTTCAGTCGCAAGCGAGACTATATTCTTATCTTTTTCAGGTAACTGAGTCATCATCTTACCTGCTCTTGGATCGTGGAACATAGGAGCAGACGTTCTATCTGAACATTTTAAAAAGTAAAAACCAGATATGTGATTATTCCAATGCACATGCGTATCGTGATGTCCACCACCTTTACTTGCAAACTCTTGCGCCCAAAGCTCTGTAAACTTTAATTCATAGTTTGTTAGATCGTAACCTTGAGAATCTAAAATATTCTCTGAAGTGGCGTGAATAAATCTTCTAAGTTGATAGAGTTCGGCCTCACGCATAAGGTTTTCAGTATGATACGATAAACCAATATCACCAATAGGTCGTTTAGCTTTTGCTTCTCTTGCCTCTATTTGTTCTTTTGTTTTGTCTTTTGCTTTTTGAATATGTGGGTCACATACTCGGTTGGTCTCTTCTAAAAATTGTGGAGCTTCCGCTCTGTAAACTGCTGACTGAAAAACATGTGCTGTTGTTAGTTCCATTACATTACCTCACCTTTTGTATTTATTATTTTACCCATTGGGGCAAACTCTGTATCTTGAGTTTCAATAACTATTCTATGGGTTTCTCGACTACCAATTACTTGGTTTTCCAATAGCTTCATAGATTTAATATCATAGTATCTGTCCCCCGACTTGACTTGAAACCTAGCGTCTTTTGTAATCGGTGACTTCAACATCTTTTCCAAAGCCATTTGTACTACTTTCGCCTTTATCATATACTTAAATTGACTTGTACCCTTAATGACTGTAAAAGTCAATTATGGGTAAAAAACCAACGCTTACAGAAAAACAAAGAAAATTTGCTTTTGAATTAGTAACCAACGAGGGTAGGATAACCGGCACAGAGGCCGCAAAAAGAGCAGGCTACAGTTCACCTCGAGAAAGAGCATATGAATTACAAAACCCACGAAAGTTTCCACTTGTTGTAAAATACATTGGAGAAATTAGAGATGAGTTACAAAAGAAATACGACATCACATTTAAAAGACACATATCAGAGCTTGCAAAAATCAGAGACCAAGCAAGAGAAAAAGGTGCGTGGTCAGCTGCCGTCAATGCTGAAGTAGCAAGGGGCAAGGCCGGTGGACTTTACGTAGAGCAAAAAATTATTAGAACAGGTAAGTTGGAAGATTTATCTTCTGAAGAGTTGGAAGCACGTATGAAAGAAATTTTAGATGAATACTCACCTATACTTGAAGGTGTTGAGGTTACTGACTTAACCAATGAAGTGAAAGAAAAGCAGAAAAAATTGCGATTACAACCAGACAAGGATAAGCCAGCAACACTCGATGAAACTTCTGACTACTTGTCAGAGTCTTCGTCTTCGTCCTCGTCCTCGTCCTCTTCTTCATCAGATTCAGAATCATCTTCATAATCATCATCCTCTGGTTGGTCGATAGCAACAGTTAGATCTTCGATAGTATCGCCAGAGTCATTTTGAATGACAAGCTTTCCATCTTCAACCATATTCTTCACTGCTTCTTCAACCATTTCTTGAATTGTTTTAGCCATGATATGTCCCCTATATTTTTGTTATTTTAACAACCCACGGTTTGGGTATCATAATACGATCACCAAACGAAAAGCTGCCGTCGTCTTCTCTATCATAACTTGCAAAAAGTTTAACACACTTTTTATCTTTTTTATAAAGCCACCCTTCATTTACTGGTGTGGCTAATCGCATCTTATCAAATTCTTTTTCATCAGCCCATCCGGAATCACTAACACAATCTATCCATTCAACTCTTACTCTATCAAATGGTATCTC